ATGGCTGAAGCCAATTCCGCTAAGAAGACCGTGTCGAGCACCGATATCGCGGTCGAACTGATCAAGATGAACAAGTGGTACGGAGACTTCCATGTTCTCCGCGACATCAATCTGAAGGTCATGAAGGGCGAGCGTATCGTCGTTGCGGGACCTTCGGGTTCTGGCAAGTCCACGATGATCCGCTGCATCAACCGCCTGGAAGAACACCAGACGGGCAATATCATCGTTGACAACATCGAACTGACAAACGACCTGAAGAAGATTGATGAAGTCCGTCGCGAAGTCGGCATGGTGTTCCAGCACTTCAACCTCTTCCCGCATCTCACAATCCTTGAAAACTGCACACTTGCCCCGATCTGGGTCCGCAAGATGCCGAAGAAGGATGCCGAGGAAATCGCGATGCACTTCCTGAAGCGCGTCAAGATCCCGGAACAGGCCAACAAGTATCCCGGACAGCTCTCCGGGGGCCAGCAGCAGCGTGTGGCGATTGCCCGTGCGCTCTGCATGAAGCCGAAGATCATGCTCTTCGACGAGCCGACTTCGGCTCTCGATCCGGAAATGGTCAAGGAAGTGCTCGACACCATGGTGGGGCTTGCCGAAGAAGGCATGACCATGATCTGCGTCACCCATGAAATGGGCTTCGCCCGTCAGGTCGCCGACCGCGTCATCTTCATGGACCAGGGCCAGATCGTCGAACAGAACTCGCCTGCCGAATTCTTCGACAATCCGCAGCACGAGCGCACCAAGCTCTTCCTCAGCCAGATCCTGCACTGAGATCAGGCACAGCACGACATGCAAGAGCCCGCCGCGTCCGTCGCGGCGGGCTTTTTTTGCGGCGATGACAATTCGGCTTGCCCGAGGTCAGGGACACCAAGTCTGCTGGCGTGCCATGCGCGGCTTGGCGAGACCCTCCGAGACGAGCAGGGACCCCAGGGAGCGGCCGTTGCGGGTGGCGACACGCAGGACCCCCGGTGTCGCATTGGCGGTTTCAGCCTTCAGGGTCTCGAGGTCGAACCGGCCGGAATTGAGGAGATCCCTGAGACGCACCTTGGCGGCAAATCCCCTGTCACGCTCCTGCTGGCATGCGGCTTCGTCCGTGCGCGGTGCTGCGATATCGGCAAGCACGATCCGCGTCTTTCTGTACCAGAAGGTGTCACCGCTCACGACGCAGTTGTCGAGACCGGACGTACCGCAGAAATAGAATTTCGCCTGGAAGTTCTCGCCGGTCAGCGGGCCCGAAGACACGGTCGGGACGGCTGGCCTCACGGCAGGAACAGCCGCCTTGACTACACCAACCTCGGTGGGCGGCACAGGCCCTTTCGCCACACTCACTGCCGTCCGCTCGTTCGCAGGCTTCTCTCGTCGCGGCTCCGGTTTTGTCTCAGATCCGGCGACGACCTTTCGGTCCGTTGCCAGGAGCGTTGCCATTTCCTTCAGGACCGCCTCGCGATTGTCATAGAGTGCGATCCCGCCCGCGACGACGGCGAGCGCGACAAGCCAGGTTCTCATGCCCTGGCTGCTGGAAGAGCGGGTCGACTTGCGGCGCTTGGCCGGCGAACGGCGGGAAGATGCGGTGCGACTGGACATGGTTAACCTCTCGTGAGCGGCATCATGACGCTCAAGGGTTTCCGAAAGGTTGGCGGAGGGGGAAAAACATCCGCCAGCAACGGATCAGAGGGGGTTTTGCGGCCCTTGCGGGATCGTGGCTTCAGGGCGGGTCTAGCAATGGCGATCACTGTTGGTGACGAACTGATAAAGAATTGCAAAGGTATATCCCTGATCGTTGGTCGGCCCCTGCTCCGCAGAAACATTTGAAAAATCAGTCGCCCCAGTCGCACCGCGAGTTGGTCTGTTCGACTCGTGCGGGGGGAGGGAGCGATAGGGAAGGCCAGGTTGCAGTTACCAAGGGCAAGGTCCAGGCGATTGAAAACACACTGAAGAGCAAGGGTTACAAATAGCCCCGCCGACATCCAACATTGGCCTCCTTCGGGAGGCCTTTTAGTGCCAGCCTCCTCAATATGGCCACAAACCATCAGGCGATCCGCGCCATCACGCGCGCGCTTATCGACCACATGCGACAGACGTAATCCACATCCAGGCTAAACTAGTCAAACCTCCAAGCTCAACAGGAGATGCGGATACTCTGTTAGAAGTAAAAATTGACTAATTTGCGTGCAATCGGTTGCCCTTACTCACGTTATGGTTTATTGACGGACACCTCTTTACGGGAGCTTAACCAATGGGCAGCAAGATTTTCTGGTATCAGGCACCTTCAAGCCGGAAAAAAATCCTCATGTGGCTATCTGTGTTTCGAGTAGTATTCATCGTTGCGGTCCTCGCATCGATCCTTCTTGGCACCTTTGGTGGAGGTGGCGCATCTCCCGCGGCGCAGCTGAGCGCTAGTGCTGCTGTCGGAGCAGCGGCTGCAGTTCTCGCGAAACTTGCCCACTTGATCTGATTATTGGTGGGCTGGGGATAATGCTGAATTCTAATTGGATTAATTTTCTGACCGTCCTTCTTTCGGTCTTCTCGATGATTGGCGTGTATTGGTACAGCGTCAGAGCGACAGGTCGCTACTTCCTGCCTGCCGAAGTTTTTCTAGGCCTGCTTGCGAACGTCCTAACGCTGTCTTGGATTACCTGCTTCCTGTTCAACACGCTGTACTCACTGGTGGCGAACTTGAAGCTTTGGACACCCGCAGTCGCGCAGACAGAAACGCCGGCGATTGAAGCTGGCTTGTCACTGGCGGGGAACGAAGTGACTGCGTTCCTTGTGTTCATCTACGCGTTCGTGATGATCGGTGGCGGGACGCTACGGAACATCAGAACTGCATGCGGCATCCCGCATCCCTGATGCTCATTCGAAAGGGAATTTCCATCGCTCAGCGGCGAGGCGTTGTCGCCGCCTCGTAGTAAGGAAGGATATGGCCTCGTCGTCCATTGCGCGCTTTAGGGAGCCAAGGCTAAAGCTTGAACGAGCAGCCCGCCACGCGAGCGAGCTCGAGTACATACTGAAGGACTTTGTCGGCCGAAGGCCGTTCGAAATGATCAACGTTGGGGAGATAGACGACTTCCCCGGCTGCTTCGGATACAAATTCGAACTGACAAAGCCATTCCCCGACGACGTTCCTCTCGCCCTGGGAGATTCCATCCACAATCTCAGGACATCGCTTGACCTTCTGGCCTGCGATCTCGTTCGGCTGAACGGAGCGAGTGCGAACAAGGTCTACTTCCCCTTCTCTCACGACAAGGAAGGCTTGGAGCACCAGATAAAGAACAAGAACTTCGACAGAGCAGCGGATGAAGTTGTAGAGCTTCTTCGCGGACTCAAACCATATAGGGCCGGGAACGTTCTCCTGCGGGCCCTTCATGATTTGGACTTGTTGGACAAGCACCAAATGATCATACCAGCCGTGACCGAAGCCATCGCGAATGTGGACATTGTAGCTATCGACGGGTCCATTCAGAGGCTGGAGCGCGCTCGGTTCCTAGGAAACTTTTGTGATCTCGTTTTGCCAATGGGTACAACTATCGAGCTTGGGGACGTCGCTCCCTCGATATCATTCGGCGAAGGAAGCCCAGAAATATTTCGCTTTCAGCCCGTTCTCGATTGTTTGCAGAAGATGGGGGACATGACATTAGGAATCGTAGAAATGTTCGAGCATCACGGCTTCGGCTGAGGCGCGGTGAATCGCAGGGCATGCGAAGCTCGATATAGACGTCTGCCGCAACTGCACGCGGCAGCATACTGCCAAATGAAATTCATACATAGACCTGAGAATCGGGTTGCACTAGCCTTCAGCGAAAGAGGAAGACCCACAAGGCGGCAAATGACCATTACCCCAGAAAAAAAATCCGTCCTCGGCTACGACGTCAGCGAGCTTGCGATAACAGAAATCATACTGCGCGACTTCGACAATTCGTGGGAATACTACAAATTCAACCTGGAAGAGCGCAGAGACATTATATCGCGCATCTACTCCTTCATCGGAATACCGCTGGCTGTATCTTCCATCTTTTTCTATCTGATCGACAACGGCTTGCTCCAGATCAAAGGCACCGAGATCAGCGACCACTACGGAATCCTCTTTGCGATTTCACTTGCGATGTTCGTGTATGGCGAACTCCAAGTTATAGCTCTAGCGCTTGAGAGCGGGGTATCCAGGGACTACTTGAACTTTCTGAACAACGTACGGAATTATGCAGGCGTTCATTCCAGCGAGCTGCAACCCTTCCTCAAGTTCAATAAGTACGAAAAGGGATTGGCCGCTTTCCTGAAACAGCGGAAGGATGGCGGCATTCAAGAATATAAAGATTTCTTGGGCAGTGCCGACTGGGTACGCAGCCAAGCGGATCCACCACCCCCCAAAAATGTGGTTGAGGGAATAGAGAAGCTGGTTCGAGATCTGAAGAGCTCGTACTGGCGGGCCTCAAGCGCGATCTTCGTGGTCTCTCTTTGCTTCACACTTTTAGTTCTGAGCATCGTTCTTTGGCGGCGCGATAGCGTCGGCGAAATCGAGTTGGTGATGATTGGGATCTTTGCCACGATTGTTGCATTCTTCGTCAACACTTACATCTTTCGGAGACTAGCGTTCGGGGCGCTTTTGCCGAGGAAGCCTGCAAAGGCCTCTGCGGCGGCCTGAGAGGCACTCACCTTCGTATTAGCGAGCACGCAGGACAGATGGAAGTTGGCATCAGCAAAGTCTTGGAGATCGAAAACACCCTAAAGAGCAAGGGTTGCAAATAGTCTCACTAGATCCAAAATCGGCCTTCTTCGGGAGGCCTTTCCATGTGCCATCTCTACACATCACAACGAAGCAGGAAGCGATCCGGGCCATCACAGGCCATACGCTGCCGTCACCAAGGCGCACAGATGAGTGACCAGCTTCACATCCGGGCGGAATCAGATTCGTTGAATTGATTGCGGGAATCAGGCTGACGGTCGGTCCAGTCCGGAATGAACCTCACATCCAGGCGGAATGGAGTCTCCAAACCTCACATCCGGGCGGAATCGCGTTGTGACAGTTTCAGGCCTCCTGGTTTCGAACAATGCGCCCTGCCAACTCCGCGACGATGATAACCACCCACAGCAGCTATGTGATGAACAAGCTTGGAGTGGATTCGGTTTTGATGTTCATGAACGGCAACGCAACCAAGTTAGCCGCGCTCGACACGGAAACCCGGGATTACTTCCTGAAACTGCCCGGATATGACACGCTGCGCCTAGTGCTCTCCAAGCGTGCGATCCTGGTCGAAGGGCCATCCGATGAGCTTATCGTCCAGAAAGCCTTTCATCGAAGGCATGGTAAGTTGCCCATTGAGGCAGGCGTCGATGTCATCAGTGTCAGTTCGCTCGCATTCAAACGCTTTCTGGAGATAGCCGACATACTGAAGATCAAGGTCGACGTGGTGACCGACAATGATGGCGACGTGAAACGGCTGCAGAAAAAATACGCTGATTATCTCAAGCACGAACACATCGCGATCCAGTACGACACCGACGAGAACGCGCGGACATTGGAGCCGCAAATTCTTAAGGCCAACGGCAGGGGCGTGTTGAATGACATCCTGGGCACCACATACGCGACGGATGAAGACCTGCTGAAGTTCATGCAGAACAACAAAACCGAGGTCGCTCTACGCCTCTTTGAAACCGATACAGAGTGGAACGTACCGGAGTATATCAGCCGTGCGGTCGCCTAACCGGATCGTCATTGCCGCTGCCGGTGGTGGAAAGACAACACGCATCGTCGACGAAGTGCTGGCGGATATCCGACGACCGAGAATGCCTGGCATCAGCGCAGGCAGGCATTTTACCTGGGCAACCGATTGCCAATTTCGCGGTCATGACAGGGGACCAGGGAAACTCGAACACGTTTTATCAAATCATAAGGGAGACGCGAGGTTCCGAGCCGAACAACGCTATGCTCGATGCCAAAACCCGGGTGCGGCTTGACAGTGGCTTTATCGGGAACAGCTTCGGCCTTGCGGTCGCTATCGCGGACCGATCCGCCCGTTATGGTTTCTCAAAGAAAGTGGTCAACAAGCGAATAGTCGCAACTGGAGCCCTCCTTGAAAAACATCAGGGAGAGGTCGAGGCAATCGATCATTTCCTGGACAAGATCGCCGTTGTTCAGCACTTCCGCTCCATAATCCCCAAGGGGTCGTTGTTCATATTCCCTCTGAAGAACCTGGCGACTGACGACACGCGCGTTGCTGGCGCACTCAAGCAGTTGGAAGAGTCTGGAATAGAATACCGAGCAGTCGCACATATCAATGAGTTGAACGACCTGTTTCCCGGCTTGTCCGGTGAGGTCGACGTTGATGAGAAGACAGCTGCTGAATCGCCAGAGGAGCCAAATCAGGTGCCACCTGATAGTATCTCCTCGCGCCCGGCGGAGGATGCAAGCGACGCGCGGACGGGGGCGCTGCGTGCAGCAGTTGACGCATTAAACGCAACAGAGCCACGGTCAGTGCAAAACCTGGCGGACGCTCGAATGGCTATGACCAGCTTTGACGAAAGCAGGGAGGATGTCACTGGTCTGAAGCAACTGATATCGAGCGGCGATAATGCCCGTTCGCGGATCGAGGAAAGCAATCGTCGAATAGCTGACTTCGACCGACTGCTATCTTCATGGACGGTGAATGAGGCCGACGGTCAAAGGGCGACCGAAGCCATGGCCAGCTATCGGAATCTAGAGGCATTCGATCTTTCTAGGATGGAAGAGGACCACGGGGATGATGTAAAGACGGCCCAGAGGCTGGAGCAGCTAATAGTCGAAAGCGACCAGCGGGTCAGCAGGGTACCATTGAGAGAGTCGTCGACAACGAAAAGTCTCTCTCCCGCTGACGACATTCTGGAGGCTGAAGAGTTTGTTGGCCACGTGACCGCTGCCGTCAAATGGTCAGATCGGGATATTGTCGATCAGTTCGGCTGGGAGGACATGGACCTGACACCGCATCGGGCGGGGATGGAAAGTTGGGGGTATCGATCTGCCGATGTCTTCACGAGGTGGAGTCCCGATGAATTGGGAATCAACCTCGTCATTGCCCAGCAACTGGACGAGCTATCCCAGGAAATCTGGCATGTTCATCCCGACCTCGTCATTGCACTTGGCCTCGTACAGGAAGGTGATCGCTGGTTCAGACCAGCTGAAGGTTGGGCAGAGGTTATACGCCTAAAGCGCGGTGACGATGGAAAGCCCAACCTTGTCGAAATAAAATCTGAGTTTCTCATGGACTACCTTGTCGCGCGCGACATGTCATTGTTTTGCTCAAGCTACAGTGAGCGAATTGTCGTTACTGCCACCGACCCCGGTTATAACTGGCCCAATGAGAAGTACGAGGAAGAGCGTGGCCGCGACAAATTGGAAGCGTTCACCAGGCCTCAGGAATACGGCTATCCCGAGGGCGCGTTTTTCACTCTTGGCGCAATCTGGCGCACAGAGTGGGTCGAACCGGGAAAGGTCAGTATTCGGATCAGAGGCGACGAAGACCCTCATGAGAGTACATTCGCGCTGGATCACCAAGGACACCGAGTTCCGGTCAGCAAGCTTCACCGGTCAATGACCTGGCTGTACTTTAAACCTGAATTGGCCCTTGCTCTCCAGCGTTATCGTGGGGGTAGACTGCATTGGCATAGCCAAGAAACTGGCGCTCTAGGCGCAACCAGGTCAACGCTCCATTTTGGAGTGAACGGCCTTGGACTTATAACCGTATTTGCCAAGGATGTCGGCGACCTACACGGGTGGGAGCGGCGTGTCTGGAGCGCCCACAATGCTACACCCGAGGGAGGCGTATGTGACGAGCTATTTTCGGCGCAAATGCAATGCGTGCCTGCTGACACGACTGCGCCGGAAACCGAGATTGCGCCGAGCCTTGACCGTCTGAGCGCAGTATTCGAGGATCGCTACGGCTCGAAGTTACTGCGCGACCACGACACGGTAGAAGCACTGCTGCGTCGTGCGCATCGCTTCCAGGCAGCCGAAGAGGCTGGACTGCTCGCGCTATCTAAAGATTTAACTAGACTGTTTTTGGAGCGGGTGAATGTCGATGAAGTGCTTTCGCAAATCTCCAACAAGGCACCCAAGGAGAAGCTCGGCTCCCTTAAATCACTGGAGAGACTGCTGGCAGAGATTGTGGCACCTGACGAGGCCCGTACAATCATGGGACCACTGTCCGGTATCTACGACCTTCGATCAGCTGATGCACATCTCGGAACCAGCAAGATTGAAAGCGCTATGATGCGAGCTGGCATCGATGACCAGGAACCTGAGGCAATCCAGGGCCGAAGACTGATCCAAAGCTTTGTCGACAGCATAAACCGAATTTCGGACACCATCGCAAAACCTCATGCTGCGAGCGCTGACCATTGAAACCGATGACGCTGATCAGCAAGTGGGTTGTTTGCCCCGACGCCGATGACGCAGCGAAGTAGTCGCTATAACTTCGCGTCGGATTCAGGGAGCGTCAGCCTAGAAAATCTGGTGCTCGACCTCACGACCTGAGAGCAAAACAACTTGTTTTTGATTCGGGATTAATTGAGGTTTGTCCGCTTGGATGTGAAGCTCGAAAATGAGTGGCGATCCCTGTAGGGCTCGAACCTACGACCTAGTGCTTAGAAGGCACTTGCTCTATCCAGCTGAGCTAAGGGACCGTCTGTCAGGCCGCCGTCAGCGGCGAAGGCGGATCAATGGGTCCAGGGCTGCAGGCGGCTGTAGCGGAAGTTGTCGGTGTAGGAGACAACCTGACGCTTGGCTTCCTTTGGCTGGATCACGCGGTATTCGATGCCTTCGCGCTTGGCATAGGCTTCGGCCTGCTCAAGCGTTTCGAAGGTGAGCTTGATCTGCTGGCGTGTATCGCCGGAGGTGGTGTAGCCCATCATCGGGTCGATCTTGCGCGGCGCGGACTGGTCGAATTCCAGAACCCAGAGATGGGTCTTTGCCTTGCCTGACTGCATGGCGGTTTTCGCGGGGCGGTAGATCTTCGCAGACATGGTCTCATCCATCTCCAAGACTTTAACGGCAAGGCAGCCTGCCGCCGGACACCCGGCTCACCGTTTCCGGCAAACCTTTTACTGCTTGGTCGGAGTGGAGAGATTCGAAATCATCCCCGCCATTGAAAAACAATGACTTTTTCCGCTTTTTGTAACGTTGTGACGCGCTACAAACCGACCTTCTGTTGTGCCGATATATCCCGTGTATTCGGGCCGCGCAATAGGCTGTGCGACCTAAAACATGAAACTGCTCTCGGGCTTTTTGTCCTCGCACAGCAGCACGGTTTCCCAGTCAATGACTTGGGCACTACCGACTAGAACCGGAGGTCTACCTCTTAAATAGTAATTACCTTGCTTCTTGAGGTCTTTTTCGAGAAGCTCGGCCACATGAATCAGACAGTCAGAAAAATCACATCGCTCAAATGAGTATGCATAATCCTGGGCCCTATTGAGAGCGATCAACGATGAGACAGATATGATTTCACATCCTGCGAAACTGCAAAGGTGGAAACGATCGTCTACGCTAATCGCCCATCTTCTAATTTCAACTCGATGAAATTTTACGTCACTTAAATCTTCTAAGTTGTAATGAACATCGTATCCGAAGATCCCGCCTCGGTATCGGACAGAGCTGAATCCGGGAATATAGCTCCAGAATACTTCATCATCATCATCATAGGGGCCTTGCTCGTATTCTTGACTTGTGCAGTCGAAGTATATATCGCGCCCAGTGTTAATTCCCTTCTCTTCCCCCGCTCGCATTACACCCGACAATTTCGGCCGATGGCGGTTACTGTGATTGCGTTGCATATTGTCTTCAACAAAATCCGCGAGTAGATTCATCGCCTGCCAAGCATAATCCTCGTCGGGACCGACAACTAGCACACCCAGCGTCACTATGCCGGCCGAGACGTGCGCAGGCTTTTCGCCTTCAGCGAGCAACTTCGCGCCTTCTTGCAGAAGCTTGGCCCGCCCTTCGCTCTCAGACTGATCTGCTTGGCGGGTATTGATCGAGCCCCTCCATGCCACGGTGCAAAAGGTCACCATTGCGAAGAGCGCCACTCCGAACGGGGCGAGTGCTTGCGCTAGCTTAACGTCGCCGTCGCCATCGAAACCATCCGCGAAAATGTGGAGAAATGCCGATACTATTGCAACAGCGGTAAAAATGGCGGTCGAGATCGCGAGAACATACCACTGGTTCTCAGTAATCTGCGGCCGATCTCCAACGGCGCCCGCTTCTTTTGGCTTTGATTTCGCGCCCGCCATGATCCCCATCCGGCTCAATACAACGGGGAGCATCCTATGTGAGAAAGCCCGGCGAAAGATATCGCCGGACTTCCATTGGTCACAGTTATTCGTAAAAGCTGCGCCAACTCTCAGGCGCAACCCTTCCGGTCTGCACCAAGGCGTAATGGATCGCCTTGTCGCGGGCTTCGTCATCAGGGCCATCAATGGCCCTGAGCCTCCGGATAAGCGCGTGGAAGCGGTCGTCTTGGATGAATGTCTCGGGGATAACTACTCCGGGGCGGTGGACGGCACTCATTCTGTCATCCCCTTGCCGCTGCTTCGAGCTTAGCGAGTTCGCGCTCGCCCGCCAATTGACTTGCAAGCATCTTCTCGCGCTCGTCAGGCGTTTCGGCCGGGCGATAGAGTTCGTCCCGGCCTGCCACGCGGGCGTAAGCCATAATCAGCCTCCCCAATTCAACCAGCTCGCAACCCGTGAGGATCGGATCGTCCAGCCCCTCAAGGAAATCCGACGCCTCTCCATCTCTCAAAATCTGGGCATCTGCGAAGTCGCAGGCATTCAGGGCGTAATCAACGCAATCGATCAGCCCCTCAACCGTCGCCTCCTCTGCCCGGTCCCCGAAGTTGCGTCCGAAGAAGTTGTTCTTCAGGTAGCGACGGAAGTGTTCATGTGGTGATGACTTCATGTTATAAACTCCTCGGCCTTAGGCCATTCGATGTTGATCTCTAGTCTTCGTTCGAAACCCTGTCGGGGCGGCGGCAACCGCCCCGACAGGCAGTAAGGTGATTGACTAATCACCCGTTGGCCTTCCATTGCTGGAAGGCCCAGCGCACCTGCTTTTTTAGCTGATAGCGCATCTTCTTAAGCCGCTCGATCTCGTCCAGATCGCGAGGCTTCCTCGCTTCGACTTCTCTAAGCCGGGCTTCGATTTCCTGTTGCTTATATGCAGAAACAGCGTCGGCAAGCTCACTCGCCGCATCAATCAGGACACTGATTACTAGCTCTGCTTTCCCCAGCGAGTTGCCAGCAGCAAGCAGATCTTCCTCAACCAGTGCGTCCGGATCGTCGGGAACAATCCCGGAGTCATCGTCAAACTCGAACCATCGGCTGCCCAACACCGCAGCACGCCAATTGAGTTCATCCCCCCGCTCCCGCAGGAAGTCGCAAAATGGGGTCCGGAGGTCCGGTGCCGACATGTCACGGACCCTAGTCCGTCTATCTCGCTCGCGCTTCCGCTGTTCTCGTTTGTAGTCGGCCCACGTTTTTCTTGGCATGTTGACCTCCGCTCTTGTTGGACCTTTTCGTCCAAAATCGTTGGACTTTCAAGTCCAATCCGGAGTCCAATCTAGCGTTCAGAACTTGACCTCAGCTTCCGAAGCCAGCCGCCGGACCTCATTTTGTCTCCTACGGCGCTCGGCTCGTGCGGCGCTTTCAGCCTTTCGGTCCTCATCGGACATTTGGTCACGACGACGCTTTTGTGCTTCCCTCACCTGCTGCTTGCGCGTCTCAATTGGGTCAGCGCTACGCTTTGCCGCGCCATATTCGCGAACCGGACGGCCTTCGGTGTGAAACTTTTCGGCGGCATACTCATCCCGCCTCTTCTTGTTGTAGGCGTCCCTGCCCTCCTTCGCCCGATAGGCGTCGATCGCTCCCATGGCCTGGGCGGTATGGCCGTGCTTTTTGTTAAGAGCCTTCAAGGCCTGAGCTTCGGGAGAGTTGGCGCGTGCGCGTGCTGCTTCAATTGCGGGACTGCTTGCGCCCGAAGCGTTACCTGTCGGAAGCGCCAGAAGATCCGCCCGATTTTCCGGCACAACTTCAAATTCTGTTGCGAACAGTTCGGCTGAAAGTGCATCGAGTTCACCCAAGATCTCGGCTTCCACGGCGAGCGGAAGCGAGCTTGGCCGTAAGCGAGCAACACCGCCATTGTTCAATAATTCTTTACAATCTTCATCGTTTTTAGTATTCATAGCGAACAGTCCTTGAACTCAATCCCTCGGTGTGGAAGTGCCGGGGGATTTCTTTATTGAGCGGCCTTCTCGATCAGAGCGGCGAAATCCTCCGCTAGATCAGGCGGGAATGGGGTCGGCCCCGAAGCAAATGGAATGCTGATCCGAATGCCGGTTCCCTGCCGGGACACATCAAAATCGTGATCCATATTGATGGTATGCGCGGCTTCCGTGCCATCGACCACACCTCGAATTGTTCGGGCTAGAACGCGCGCACCGACAAGCGAAAAGCTGACTTCCTTGCCGGGAGAGATTGAAACCCTCACTTCATCCCTTTGCCGCTGCACGGTAATGCCGGGGATATCGTCGGGGATCAGTCCCAATCTAATCTTTTCCCGGATGAGTTCTGAAATCACACCAGCATTGGAAAGGTTGAGAGCAGCGCCAATAGCCTTCAACTGCTCAAGACGACGTGGATCGATACGGACATTGATGGGGGGCAGCGACATGGATTCTCCTAAGGTTTTTAATATTAGGATACATAACACATATACGCGTATATGTCTAGGAATTCCGGATGCGGTATGTCCGTCATCATTTTCGTTCGTATATACCGCAACTATAAACTCTTATAAGAAACATATAAAATATTACGCGAAAATGATGACGGGCACATAAGCGCCCATTACTCGCGCCTCCGGCGCTCGCCTGCGCGGCCTCCGGCCTTGCCGCGCCTAACGGCGCGTTTGTTTCTGAAGCATCTTCCCGTCCCTCTCCCGGCAAAGAATGTAGTGCCTTCAGGTGAACGCATCCCATAGCTGAGAGAGAAGGTTCCGGTCGGTCGCTCCGCTCCCGATCCCGGAACCTATCTCGGTCAGCAAGGGGAAGGTTCCGCCATTCCGTCACAGCGAATCACTGAGAGGATTTCACCGGCTTCGAGACCCTGACAGCCTCCCGGCACACGAAACGCGCCAACGACGCTCTGTGAGACAAACAGCGCTAAGAAAAACTCGTTGCTTATGCGCAACACACCGATCCAAAAATTGGACGTTTCACATATGCATTTAGTGACAGCGGGTCAGATATTTTTCTGACTTGCATCTTTACCACGCGAAACTCGCATCTCAACTTGGTTCCTCGCAACACAATGAGGGCGACGGCATGAACCCGGACACTATGAAAAACTACAAGATCATTCTGTGCGGATGGGAAGAAGGAGAGACCGGTGACGTCATTACTCGCGATGGAGAGTATCTAGGCACCTGGGAGCTTGTGGACGACGTGTTTCACGCATTCATCCCAGACGGCGAGACGGAGCACCTGTTTTTCGAACCTTTCCTTGGAATGCTATGCTGGAAAGTGTGGGAATGGCACGAGGAACGAGAGCGGTCTTTTGCAGACACCATCACCGGCTCCGAGTGTTGAGGAGGTTTCCGGGTCGTGATGCGCGCAAAATCTCCTGGTTAACTACCGAGCGCATGGTCACTTCCAACTGTTTCGCCATCTTTGCCGCAAGGTCGCTGTTCTGTTCCGGGGTGCCCGCGCTTCCGTTGACGGTGATCGGTGCGGAGATGGTGATCTGTTGCGCTGCCGGTTCGTTGCTGTTCGCTGCCTTCAGGTTTGGCGAACGAAGCGCCGGGGCACCCGTGACAAGGCCACCTTCGGCATACCCGCGAAGCGCGCCCTTGTGCATCGCCTCCAGATTGGCAACGCCGATCCGGCTGGTGGCCTTCTTGGACATGACGTATTCGCCGCGATGCACCACGCCGGCAGGCTGATACTTGCCACCGTCGCCGGTATATCCACCCTCGCTGAAACCGAGCAATGCGCCGAAGATGCCGGTGCCAATGCCACCAAGTCCGGCGAGCGGACCCTTGCCGAGAAGTGCGGCCTGAAGGGTCGCGTCGATCAAGCTCGAAAGCAAGTTCTGAAGGGCACCGTTTAAAGTCTGGGTGCCAGTCAACAGGCCGGACAGCGACGACGTGAAGCTTTCCGCGAAATACTGCTGGGCGTTCTTCAGGCCATCCGCCGACGCGGCAACCTGCTGATTGGTGCCGTCGAGCTGCTGGGTGAGCGCTATCTTCTCGCGAAGCTTGGCAAGCTCCTGATCTGTGAGCGTGATCCCTGCCCGCTTGGCCTCTTGCTCTGCCTGATAGACGGCAAGCTCAAGCCGCTGCTGGGCGGCCGACATGCCGGAAATCGACTGTTCAAAACGGGCAAGGGCAAGACCTTCTTCGACGCTCTGGTTCAAGCTCCTGCGGGCCGCGTCCTGCTGCTTGAGCAATTCCGTCCGCTCGCGTTCGCTGTCGGTGGGTGCAAGCTGCTGGGCTGCGGTCGGCGTGCCACCGTAGGCGTTGCTGATCGTGCCATCATCGACACGGCGCAAGCCCTCCCATTCGTTGCGAAGTGCAGCCGGATCATTGCCACGACGACGCAGCAGCGCGCGCGCAAGTTCGTCCTGGGTGTCCTCATCGAAGAGACGATCACCGGACAGGCTCATTTCATCCATCAGGCTGCGGAGCGTCTTGCTCACGATCTGATAGCGCCCGACTGCCGAAGAGTTGTGACTGTTGCCGGGATGGGCAAGCATGCGCTGCTGAAGGGCAAGAACCTCGTTCAAGGTCATGCCGGTGAGGTTGACCGCTCCCCCGGTGAACGCGCCATAGCCAAGCGTCTCGTTATAGCCGCGTCCCTTGTCGGTGCCTTCTGCCGCGCCGATCAGGTCAAGCATGTTCGAATGATTGCCGAAGGTCGCGATGCTCTTGGCGCGGTTTGCGAGGTTCGTGGCGTTCATGACTTCGCCCATCGTCCGGGCGCTCTGCACGGCCTTGTTATAGGCGGCGTCGATGCCGTCGGTCGTGGCGAGCGTGTCCAGTTCCGCCTTCAGTTCCGGCACGAGGTTCTTGAGTTCGATGAGCGCATTCTTAAAGTTCGACGCTGCCGTAACATTGCCGCCGAACGCGCCGGACAGGCTGTTGCTCGCTGCGGACAGTTCCTTAAGAGCCTGCTTGAACTGGTCGCTACAGCCCGTGAGGTCAAGAATCTGGTCATCGACGGCAGACAGGGCCGTTTCGAGGTTCCGAAGTTCGGCCTGCTGAAGGAAGTTTCCGGTGTTCGCCTTCTCGCGTTCGATGGCCTTCAAGATGCCGTCGCGCTGCTTCTGAAGGCGCTCAAGCTGCTTTTCCGGGCTGTTGTATTCGGCAAGCCTACGGTCGCGTGCGCCGATCGTCGGATCGTTGATGAAGCCGATCACCTTGGACGCAACGTTGACGCCTTCGACAGCCGCCTGCTTGGCGTAGACGGTGAAGTTGCGCCACATGGTCGAGAACTCGCGATCGATCCGCTTTGCGGCTTCGACCTGTTCGTCGGTGAAGGTCGCGGCCTCACTGCGCATCTTCTGGATTTCGGTGACGGACATGCCGAGCACCTTCGCAATCTGTTCCGCGCCGGTCCCGCCGAATACCTCGTCGAGGATGCGGGTCTGTGCTGCCGCGTCCATCTGCTGAAGCTTGACAATGATCTCATCAAGGAAGCGGCTCGGATCCTTGAGCTTCTGGGCAACGTCGGTTGCCGAGTAGCCGAGACGCTGGAAAGCCTCTTCTGCGCTACCCTTGCCAGTCTTGGCGAACTCGTCGCCGCGAATGTTCAACTCCTTGAGCGCGTCGGTCACGCCGTCGATGCTCATGCCGGTCGCGGTCGCAACATAGGTCCACTGCTGCCAGACCTTGGACGACACGCCAGCCTTGCGGGCCTCACGGTCCACTTCGGCAACGCTGTTTGCGATTTCCTTGAGGGCAATCGCAGCGCCACCAACGCCAGCGACAACCGCGCCACCCTTCATGAGCGGTGCGAACATGCCCTGAAGCTTCTCGCCGATGGATGCGGACGCCTTGCCCATGGTCCTTTCCATGTTCTCGGCAGACTGCCGGGCGCGGCCTTCCATCTTCTTGAAGTTGTCGTTCGTCGCGTTGCGCGCGCGCGCCATGTCCCGCTCATACTTCGTAAGCCGGGCCTCAAGGCTCACGACAAGGCGCTGCGTATCATCCATTCCAGGTATTCCTTATGCTGCCTCATCCCACATGGCATCCATGCGGGCGGCGTATTCGTCGGGGTCAAGTTCATGAAGGGTGGGCTGATTGTCGTTCGCCGCCGCCCGGAAGACGGACAGGGCCGACGCAATCGCGCCGTCGATGTGGTTCGAATGACGGGTGCCCTTGTGCATCGTGGTCAATTCGCTGGCACTGGTCGCACGCTTCACGACGACGCTTTCGAAGTGATTGCGAAGGATCGGGTGCGCGCCGTGCCGGATGCGACGGCCATTCACGGTGCGCTCAAGGTCACAAATCGGGCCGTGCATGTGCTTCGCCGTCTGGGGAAGCTGAAGCACGTTGATGCCGTGATCGATGAGCTTGCCCATCAGCGGCCCGGCAAGCGACGGGTCGAAGATGACTTCGCGCACGTCATAGGTGCCGCATAGGTCGATGATCTTGTCGGCGATCACGTCGGGTTCGATCACCGGGCCGTCGATGACGTTCAAAAGCCCCTCATCGCGCCACCTGACATAGGGCACCTGTTCGCGCTTCCCTTTGTCCTCCAAGCCTTCGGACGGCAGGAAGAACCACGGGTGAACCGTGATCCGGCCATCATCGTGACGCCAAGCGCCGACGATAGCCGTGAGGTCGCCGGAACGGGACAAGTCAACGCCAATCCAGCACGGCAATTCCTCCAGGTCGGCGAGGTCGAAGTTCGGATCGCGGCCCGCGTCATAGACGGCCATATCGAAGAGCGGATCGCGGGAAGCTGCCTGCCACATGTTCAAATGAAACTGCTGGAATGCGAACCGTTCGGCGGGGCGGTGTTCGGCCTCGCGCGCCATCGTCCGCAAACCGCCAAGATCAGGGAAACCATGAGCAAGGCCGGGATTGACCTTGTGCCAAACGGCTTCATCGCGCCAATCGTCGCCGGGTTCGGCTTCGAAGATAATCGGCAAGAATGACGGGTCGTCAATCTCGCCGGTCGCGACCTTCCGGGCGTAGTCGTAAATCTCGAAACCGATGTTCTCCTGTCCACGGCCTGCGGTCGTGGCAATGATCATGAGGGTGTCGGGAACCTTCGCCATGCCGGACTTCAGGGCTTCCCAAAGGTCGCGGCCCTTCCAAGCATGGATTTCATCGACCAGGACGAAGGAAGGCGTCTTGCCGTGCTGGGCAGCGCCATCGCTGGACACTGCAAGCAATTCCGCCTTGTTCGGGCGTGCCATGATCTTCTTTGCCGAGTTATGGGCGTCATAGATGCGCGTTGCCGCGATCAAGCGCCGATCCTCGCGCACGATGTTCGCAGCTTCCTTGAAGCCAATGCCTGCCTGTTCGCGGTCGGAGGCAGCAAAGATTGCCTGCCCTGCCGGGCGAGCTTCCGGGCCGATGGTGTGCAGTAGTGCCCATGCTGCCGCGATACTGGTCTTGCGGTTGCCACGGGGCAGCATCAGGAAAACCGTGCGGACGATCCGGCTCCCATCGGGATTGCGCGGCCCATAGATGCGCCGGGTCATGCGCTCCTGAAAATCGTATAGCTGGAAACGGCCCTTCGGCGCGGTGCTCGCCGGGTGCTTCAACGCCCGGATGAAATCGACGGCTTCCTGTCCGTAGCCGAAGGGGTCATCGATAGGACTGCCGTCATTGATCCACTGCGGGAACGCGCTCTTAGGCATGAGTGCGGTTCCTGCCGATGCTCATCGGATTGTCGTCGTCATCGTCACCACCGGCTGCACTGCCGACGCGGGCGCGCGATACCGGCGACAAGCCATATTCGGCGGCAAGCTGCCGGGCCGTCTGCATGGCCTTGTCCTGAAGGCGGCAAAGCTTCATGTCGATCTCGCCGGACGCGCGAAGAGTGTCTTCGATCTCTCTGACGAGGCCACGGGCGCGGCAGTAGTCTTCCACCCCGCCAAGATCGCCGCGCGTGATGATACCGCGTTCGATAAGGCCGGGCATGATCCGCTTCCATTCGGCGCGGGCGTAGGCTGAAAGGTGCTTCGGTGCCGAAGGTGCCTTTGTCAGTGCGTTGCTATCGCGTTCAACGGGCGGCTTCACGCCGCGAAGGTGGGTCACTTCAGGGCCTCGCCGCGAAGTTCCAGCGCGTCACGCCTGCCGACTTCCTTGATTTCCTTGATGCCGTAGGCGGTTCCTTCATAGGTCACGCGGTCGGCAGTGGTGATGCCAGGGCGATAACGCACGCGGAAAATGACGGTGCCGGTTTCGGCCTCGCCGTAGCCGGTGAAGAACTTGTTCGCCGACTGCTGAAGGACTTCAGCCCAAACCGTCGCAACGGGTGCCCACGCCTTCACGACGCTACCGGACGCCTTCACGGTTTCCGTCTCGCGTTCGATGGTGATGCGGCGATCCATGCTTCCAATATTCAGCATCAGACAATCCACCGAATGAGGGCTTCGACGGACAGGACGCCATGTCCATAGGCCGGGTCAGGATCGCGTGGGAACCGCGATGCGGTAACGCGGAAATGGTCGCAATAGCCGCCTTCGATGGTCATCGTCTTGTCGAGCGCGGTCGTCACGGCGAAGGCGAGTTCCTTCGCAGCGTCCTCGCCAGCGTCCAGCGTCCAGATATGCAGGTCCATATAGACCCATGCCGCCCGCTGGGCGGTGTAGTCCTGACCATGCAGGGCGGTGTTGCCGTCGCTCATGATGATGCACGGCGTCTTGTCAGGGCGCGAACCACCGGCCCGAATATGGCTAGCCGGGACAAGGGCACTGACTGCCGGGTCGGCAATAAGCGCGGTGCGGATAGCGGTCTGAAGGGCAAGCGTCGGTTCAATCATTGCTCATTCCATGCGTCTTTAACGGCCTTCTTCGCGGCGCGGTTGATGCGGTTCTGAAGGCGCTGTCGGAGAAGGCGAAGGGCGGGCCAAAAGAAGGGCTGGGCTTCAGCCTTGGCGGTGCCGTATTCGACAAGGTGCGCGTAGCGAACGTCTTCATTGCCAACGGTCACGACAACTTCCGTCTCACCGGCAACATGGGAACCGCCCGGCTGACTAAAGGGCGGGGTGTGCTGGCCGGGTGCGGTGACTTCGATGCTGTCGATCAGCGCGCCGGTATCGCGTGACGTTTCGGCAAGCGCCTTCTGGGCTGCCGCAAGCTCTTCGCCGGACGTCATGAGGGCCGGAAGCACTGCCTCACGCGGCGCGCGGGTGATCCGGTCGAATGCTGCCATGGTTTCGGCGAGGCCATTGCCGCTCTTATTCGCCATCGCCGAACCACTTTTCACGATAGGAATCGAGGATCGAGGTCACGCCCATGGGCGCAAGCTGGGCGGAAACGCCGAACGTGGCGAGGTTTCTGCACTCGTAGTAGAAGGAAACCAGCCGCAAAATGGCGATCTTCACGTCTGCCGGAAGCGGGTCTAGCTCGGTCAAAGACCTGCCGATGTAGTTCGAGATCCACGTTTCCGCGCCGTCGAGATAGAGCAAAACAAGCTCATCTTCAGCGGTTCCGTCGATCTTCATGTGCTGCTTGGCGAGGTTGAGATTTACAACCGTCATGTGTCATTTCCTGAAAAAGTTATATTGATGCTCTCTTGCAAAGTGCTCCCCCCGCCGGTCCCTCACATCTAGCGAAGTTGGATACCACCCTCCCCCAATGCTAAGATCAGCCATCCGGGGAGCGATTCATGTCTGTAAGCACTCTGCTCAATGCGGCAGTAAACGTCAGCCTTCGAGAAAATGCAGAGGTCCACAAACGGTGGATCAACGTCATGCACAGGCTGGCCGGACAATACGGAACAGGCCTTCTCACCATGGCTGGCGATACAAGACTTGATATGCTTCTGCGGAGCATTGAAGCCGAAACAGCAAAACGGATAAGTGCCAATCAAGAGCAAATCGACCTTGTTTTCGACCTGCAACTTAAGCTGTCCGAAAGCTGGATACTGAGCATATATGAGGTGCTGCGGACCGCCTGCCAGCAAGCGAGATCGAAGGGTCTTGAGCACATTGCACTGAAGACTCTGCACGATGAATTCAAGTTGGTGCGAATTCCGTTGGCAAAGCTGGAAATCGCGAATGCCAAGTTGGCCGAACCTGAACTGATGCTCCAGAAGTTCGGCGGCGAAGAAGAAGAACCAGAAAGCTACATCGCAGACGCTTCCTACATAATTCATAGAGCAGTCTGCACGTCCACAGGTGCGATTCAGTGGATGGCTATCGATATCAAGAAGAAGGCAAATGTCTGGATCAACAGACATAATCTTTCGGACAAACTTCTTGCGTTCGCGGATTGAAGACCCTTGCATGTGGGGGCAAGTCAACCCATTCTCGCTATTGTTCGAGGGAAAGTGCTGCGTCCCATCAAAATCCTGATTGGAGAGAGCATGGTCACGAAAAGCGATCTCACGGCCGATGAATGGCACTGGCTTGAGCGCCTTGGAAAGAAAAGCGCGCTTAGCATCACCACGGCGATGTTCAACAGGCTCAAGACATTGGGCCTCGCCGAAGAAACGCTCGGCGGAGTGGGGCTGTCGAGAGACGGGCGCCGCATTTTCGAAGACCACAGACGGCAGGCGCTTCAACGGCGCAATTTGGCATGAAGCTGTCATTGTAATTCCCGCTCCTGCCGCTGCTTGACCGAGTTATGACAGGGCGCGCAAAGCGGTTGCCAATTGGCGCGGTGCCAAAACAGACGCTTATCGCCACGGTGCGGAATGACGTGATCCACCACGGTCGCGGGGGTATAAACTTGATGCTTGGCGCACTCACGGCAGAACGGGTGCGCAAGCAGGTAGTCCGCGCGCGCCTTGCGCCATTCGTGGTTATAGCCGCGCTGTCCGGCATTCGGACGGTTGGCGTCGTGCCGGGCATCGCGTTCGCGCTTAGCCGTCATCTGGCAATCACAAAGCTCGCCATCGGCGACGATATCGCCGCAACTGCAAATCCGGGGTGGCTTCCTCATTGGGCACCCTTCAGCTTTGCCTTCAGGGCGCGAAGGGCATTGCGATCAAAGTCGGGGTCCAGGCCATCGGCAACATTTCGGGCGGCTTGCTCGGGGTCGTGCTCGTGGTCCCTGCCCTGCTCTTCGCCGCTGCCATGGATGGCCTTCAGCTTGGCGACATGTCCGGCATAGGCGCGGCAAATCTCTGTAGGGGTCGCGTTCCATGCCTGTTCGGGCGTCCAGCCAAGCCAGCCGGTCGCGCTCTCATAGAGGTCCGCATAGAAATCCGACCACGTAACGGGCTTGCCTGAAGCACTAACTTGCTTCGCCTTCGGATCGGGCGCGGGCATGAACATCGACACAAGTTCGGCGAGCGGAATGCGTGCCGAGCTGATTAAAGAAGAAAGCGGCTTTCCTGCAATGCCAGACAGGAAAGCCGCTGCATCCTGCACGGGGGACGAAGCCGCGCGGATGATCTCGGAAATGATGGTGAAGCTGCCTTCCTCCAGCGCCCGGAACATCGCCGGGAAGCCAAAGCGGGCTTCAAGGGTAACAGCGGCCCGCAAGGTCGGGCGAAGCGTCACGGTGCTGCCACCGTGCGCAATCGTTACCTGCTCAAATGCGGGCCGCTGGTAGGTCATTGGTTATGCCGCGACCTTCAGCTTCACGAAGCGGTCGGGATGCGTCACGTCCGCACCGACACGCTTGCGGGCGTGGAACCGAACCTGTCCCTTGCCTGCGAGGCTGTAGGGATCGCGAAGCGTAGACAGGCCGACGCGGTCGATGATGCGATAGCCGGACAGGTCACCGAACAGGATCGGGAACTTGCCAGCGCCGACATCATCCATGTCAGGCATTTCGACAATCGGGCGACCAAGCAGGGTCAGGACGCCGCCTGCGGTGATCGGATCAAGCACAAGGTAACGGCCCGTGCCATCCTTCCACTGCCGGATGATGGACAAGGTGTTGCGGTTCATGAGCCAAGCGCCGTTCTGGGCGTGGGACGTGGCAATCTGGTGATACATGCCGATGATCACGTCTGCCGGGTTCGTGGTCGGGAAGGTTGCGGCAACGCCGGTCTTCACTTCCTTGATGCCGGTCGCGGTCATGATGCCCTTCGGCTGCCCGGTGCCGGTGCCCTTGATGAAGGCCACGCCTTCGGTCTTGCCGAAGCTTTCGGCGTAGTCGGCGAGAAGTTCGCCCTCAAGGCCATAGGCGTTGTCTTCGAGAAGCTGGTTCGAAACGTCGGTGAAGGTTGCCAGTTCGAACGGGGTCAGCGTGATCTGTTCGAAGGTCATGCCGCTTTCGGTGCGGTCTTCGGTTTCAGATACCCACGTTGCGGCAGTGCCGGACACGCGGCGCGGATACTTGATTTCCGGTGCGGAGATCGAAAGGACGCGGGCATAGCTGCGGATCGGCGAATACTCGTTCAAGAGCTTGATAAGCTCACTGCCGAATTCTTCGGGTGCCAGGTATCCGCCATTCGCATCGGTCGAGACGGTGAGCGCCTTAACTTCTTCCGGGCTGATACGTTCGATGCCACGGCGAAGATACGAGACGAAGGCCTTGCGCTCATCGTTGTCGTTTTCTGCTGCCGGGTGATTGTTGTTCGCAGCAAGCGGGCGGTTCGCCTTGGCTTCCAGCTTGTCCATGCGGGCCTTAATGGCCTTCAGTTCTTCAGGGGTGATAACCGGATCGCTCTTCGTTTCCGGTGAATTCTGCAGTTCTTCGTTCTTCATAAGCTCTTCCTTGTTCTGAGACTTAACGACAGTGACGTGTGCCCCCGGATGCACCGGGAAGCGGCAAAGGCTGATTTCGTTGATGGTGATGGACTTGAAGACGCGGCCACCTTCGGCGCGCGGTTCAAAACCGGTGTGACGGAAGCCGATAGACAATCCGCCGATCTTCCCGGCCTTTAACTGCCGGTGTGCATCGCGGGCGGGTCCGATGCCTTCCACGAACAAGCGGCCCTTCACTTCAAGGCCCTTGTCGGTTTCGGCATAGGTTTCCCAGATGCCGACAACCTTCTGCTGATCGTGCTCCATGACCATGGGCACACTGTTCGCAAAGGCGACGGTGCCCTTTTCGATCACATCGCCGACGCTGTCCGGCGAGCCGAACGGCCATGCGATGCCGGTGACGGTGCCTGCGTCATCAATGGAGACGTTTGCCTTGATTTCGAGGTTCTGAGTGTCCGTCATTCGGCCACCTCTTCCGGTGTGCCGTTCCAACGGGCGTCCAGAATGTCGAACGCAAGTGGGAACACTTCCATGACCGGGCGCGGCTTGGCGTAGGTATCGACAAGGGTCTGTGCTTCGGTCGGTGAAATCCCGCCACCGATCAGGCCGGTGCGGACGATTTCGATCATATCGGCGAAGTGGAATTCCTGCCGCATGAACCGGGCATAGAGCGCGGCGATACCGACGCCGGTCTTCCGTTCAAGTTCAAGAACCATCTCGGTCGTGAGGGCGAAGGTCTTTTCGCCATCACCAAAATAGGCGGTGTGCTTCATTAGGCTGCTTCCTTCGACGGCTCGCTATCTGGCGGGCCGTTCGTGGTCGTGGTGGTGTAGGGATTTGCGAGTTCGTCGCCGCCCGGCAGTGCGGGAAGGTTCATCGCGGCGCGGACTTCGTTCGGGGTCATGGCGCGCATGGCGACAAGCTTACCGAAGATTTCGGCGCGGCCCGCTGCATCGGCGCGCTGAAGGTCATCAATGACGAATTCGAAATAGAGGGTATCGCGCTCTTCATCGGTAAGAAGCACGGTCGCATAAGCGTCCTGCCACTTGTCGAGCCAAGGGCGAAGGCAAAGCTGAAGGAAGCTTGCGGCCATCTGTTCCGCGTTGCTCCAGGTCGCACGCTCAAGCTGATAGAGCATGTGCGGCGGGACGCCGAAGATGCGGGCGATCTCGTTGATCTGCTCAAGGCGGTTTTCGATGAACTGTGCATCGGTGCTTGCAAGCGCCATCTGCTGGTAGCGGAAACCATTCGGCACGATGAGCGGGCGTGACTGCTTACCGCCGCTGAAAGCAGCCCGGTAGTCCTTCAGGATGTTGGCAATAACCTTCGTCCCGGCTTCGGTGTCGGGAACGGTGTTCTCGCTCCAGAACATTGCGGACGGACGTGCGCCGTCACTGAAGAGGTTCGACGTGTGCTTTTCGAGGGTGAGGCCAATGCCGATGGCCTCACGGCCAAGCTTGACCGGCGAGACGCCAGCGAATGCAGGGATATAGAGAACGTCGCGATAGGAGAGCCGAACCTGTCCGCGTTCGGTCGAGACGATGTAGAACGGCTCACCATCGTCTTCGCAACGGCGCTGCACCTTCGACGGGTCGAGGCGGTGAAGCTCAAGGGGGCGATCATCGGACGCGCGGACAACCTGCGCATAGCCAGCGCCTTGAAGCAGGGCGTCAACGGTGAGGTCGATGCGAAGCTGTCCAGCACTGGTCCAGTCGTTCGCGCGGCTATGGGTGATCTTGTGGCCGGGGTGATCCTTGGCGACGTCCTTGCTGTCGTCGGACTCGCGATAAAGCTTGCAAGGAAGTGAGCCGATGGTTTCGGAGATTAGGCGCACGGCTTGCAGCACTGCCGGGACGTGCATTGCCGAGTTGCCAGTAACGACAACGCCGGATGCGGTCGGCATTACGCCGAAGATTTCGCTGATCGCGGAATCAGTGAGGGAATACGCCTTCTCTTCTGCCGCAAAGCCAAAGGCCTTCTTTGCACTCGAAACAATTCCGGTGAGGTTCATGCGGTTCGTCCATTATTTAATCTATAAGGACTTTCGCATATTTCGCCTTCGTTTCGCAAGCGAAATGTAATTGTATAACGTTGCGCCCGGTGGGGAATTTGCCTATTATTTGCCTTCTTGGAGGAGGCGATCAGATGAAAATCAGAAATTCGGGACGTTGCGCGCTAACAGGCGACAGCGGTCCCTATTCAAAATCTCATGTGATCCCGAAAGTGTTTGCCCGGCGAGTTACGCAACAGAGCTTCATCAGTGAAGACGCGCGCGGCTTTTTACGAAGAGACTTCGATGCATTCCGAGACGACAACCTCTTAACCGCGCGAGGCGAGAAGATTACAGAGGCCTACGACAACGAAATTGCGCGAACGCTTCGACAACACTCACTTACGTATACTTCACGCCGTAACAAGAGAGAATTGGAGATAAACGCTCTAACGTATCCGGTATACAGCTTCGCCAGCTTATCTGTCGATAAGATACACCTCATAAAACTTTTCACCTTGTCTCTGCTTTGGCGGGCCGCTGCATCGAGCATGAGCGAATTCTCTGACGTCCAATTAAACGAGGCGGAACAGGAAGAATTGCGGAGTGCTGTAGAAACAGGCGACCCCAAAAGTCCTGAGTTCTTTCCTGCCGTCTTCTCGGTCTTCGACAGCAAGTCAGAGCTACCTAAAATATACCCCTACAGGGTAACTATTCTTGAAGACAACTTCTACAGATTCTTTTTGGATGGAGTCGTCTGCTATGTATCCTGCTCAAAATCAACGAAGGGAAACTACGGAAATTGGAAAGTAGGCGCTGACAAAAAGTTACATTTATTGGTTATACCAAGTGAAGAATCATTTCATGACAGAATTTCACGGGATGGATCAAATGAACTATTTGAGAAATTCGGCGACCCTTGGCTAAGGCAAAAGCGGCGATGACGCGTTGCTCCGTTAACCGAGGATTGGCCTTACTTTCTTCATCTGAATTGCAAGCTCCATAAGCCTCAGATCACTGCCGCCGTAGTCGTCCGCAGATGAACCCGACGAACGCCCCATGATATAAAGCGCAGCCTTCTCGTTCACGCCGCCGAATAGGGCGTCTTCGAAGAGATGCCGGAAACCATGGTTGGGTGGAGGAGTATGTTCCTGCCCTTTTAGCGGGACCTCGCGCACCCACTCACGCAAGCGCTGATCTTGATGCGTCCCTTCGAAGAGCTTGCCGGCTGGTCGCGCCTTCACGAACTCGATAAAGCCTTCTTCGATCAAAGCAGGATGCACCGGCACCTTGCGGGCCTTGTTGGTCTTCGTCCTGCGGCCTTCTCCTACTCGGATATGCATGAACCAATCGCCCTGCACTTCGAAGACGTCGGCTTTCTCCAATTGCAGCGCCTCTCCGATCCGCATACCCGAATGCGCCAACAGCCAGGGCAACCAACGGAAGTTTGGCTTTGTCTCTAGTCGAGCGGCCTCAAGCACCTTCCGCGCCTCGTCGAGGCTGTAGGTGCGGTCGGCGCTGTCGATCACGTCGGCAACGGGCAATTCGAGGTAGTCGAAGGGCGTGCCCTTCTTGGCGTCGGGATAGAGCTTACCTTTGCACTGGTCTTGCGCCCACGACAGAATGGCACGGATTGCCGCTAGCTTGTCCCGGATCGACTTGCGGGACAGTTTGCCCTGATTGAGCATGGAATCCCGCCACGCTTCGCCTTCCTCAAGGGTCACGGTCGCAACGCGCTTGCTGCGGCGGAAGTGCTCGAAATCAAGCACCACTTGGCGATACTTCTCCAATGTCGCGTCAGACTTCTTGTTGCCCCCTAACCCCATTTCAGTCAGGCGCACCTTCTCGGCAATGACCGCTTCGAATGTCAGGGCTGCAAATTCGGGTTCAGGTTCGGCTTCGGCCTTTGCCTCTTCCTGTTCCAGCGCTTTAACAAGCAGGGGGCTTTCCGGTTTGCCAGAGAAATCCCCTTCGTCCCTCTCAGCAGCGCGAGCAAGCGCTTCGAGTTCGGCCATGCACAGGGCACGGGCTAGCACCCGCCATTCGTCTGTGCCCTTGATTGCCGTGGTATTCCCCAAGAGCCGGAAGCGTTCGATCTGCTCACCGATCAGTGTTTCCAAAACGTCGTCAGTGAGCTTACCTGCTAAACCTTCGCGCAGCATCGAGACTAAGCGGTCATCGATCCCAACGTTTGCATAGCGGTGATCATTCCGGGCGCTGTCATCGAAGGCGAGTCGAGCAAGATAATGCCGAAGGGCGATTTGATCAGCGGGAAGTGGATACCGCCCCGACGTTGCGGCCTCACCCCTTGCCGCTTGTGCCTGACGTTCCGCGATGCCGATTTTGGCTTGCAACTCCGCAACGGCAGTGTGCAAACGCGCCTGCGCCGTTCGCCGGTCGGGACCGAGCGGCGTCCTCAGTTCGGTTTTATCGTTTAGGAAAGGGCGAAGTTCTTTTGGGATAACGACTCTGGCGAAATAGCGCCCATCGCGATTTAGAAGATACTTGTCTTTGCCGGCCAT